CTTTTAGGAACTCTCACTAATTCAATTGTATTGGTGGGTAGTAGGTTGTATGTGACTACACATTCTATGCCATCTGGTAGTTATCTTACTGCTATAGTTAATAGTTTAGTTAATAAGTTATATACTGCTATTTGGTATTTTAGAAATGTAGATAATCCAACTACACTAGGGTATTGGTCGGATGTTTCTGACTACGTTTATGGTGATGATAAGCTGAATGTAGTTCGGAAACATCATTCTAGATTAAATGCTATAACTATGGAAGAATTCTTTACTAGTGTGGGTTTGGGTTTTACGGACGCTTCTAAGTGTGCTATTTCCCAACCTTTTCAGGATATTAATGATGTGTCTTTTTTAAAGAGAACTTTTAGATATCATTTTAAATTGAAAAAGATAGTTTGTCCTCTAGAATTGAGGGTAGTAAAAAATACTCTCTCATTTTATGACGGAACTAAGGATATGAAGACTGTTGTTAGAGATAAGATACATGCTGTTCAGAGGGAATTATATCTTCATTCAGATTATGAGGATTTGTTATCAGATTTATATAGTCGTTTGGAGAAGTACAATTGCTTTTATGAGAAATTGCCTTTTGATGTGTTGGAATCTTTTTATTTGAGTGATAATTGTGATGTCCAACTTTCATTTTCGAATCACAACAATTATTTTTAGTTTTTTTTTAATTTTCAAAATTAGTTTTATATATATACGCGTTTTTAAAATATTATTTTCTTAGTAATTTCTAAAATAATAGCGACGGAATTTTTCTAATTTTTTAACAGAAACCATCCATTATTGTTAGTTATGGTAGTAACTTTCTGGATGTAAATTAATGCTACCGCAAATTTTTCCAATAATTTTGAAACAGTGGACGACACCACTATAAATACTGTTGAATCTTCAATGTTAGAGAATATGTCTAACACTCAGATAGTTAATAATTTTCAACCTACTGTAAGTAATGTGGAAGTTATTTCTGAGAATTTTTTGTCTGGAATTCGTTTACGTAATAATGTTGAGCCTGATACTATGTATGAGACTTTTCCAGAGCAGTCATGTGCTCCTTCTAGTATGTTAATGGATTATACTCGTATTTTGAATAAACCTTTTAGGGTAGGTAGTGTTAAGTGGACTAATACTAATCCTGTTAATACTTATCTTACTACCTTAAAATTTCCAGATATTTTATTAGCTAATCCATTAGCTTCAGTTCCATTTAATGCATCTACATTGTATAGGACTAAAGCTAGTCTTATTTTGCAAGTTTCTGGTACTCCTATGCATCAGGGAACTATTATGGCTTCTTGTGTTCCCACAGGTTATGCTTCTAATACAACACCTTTAGCTTCCGGTGCAGGTCCAAACATGCAAAATACTCTCATGGCTGCTCCTCATGTTTTCTTATCTGCCAATGAGAGTACACCTACTACACTAGAAATTCCTTTTTACGTTAATTCCAAATTGGCTAAGTGTGACAATGATGAAACTACGGTTGATCCAAACTCTTTTTTGAGAGATTATGCCGAAATAGTTTTTTACGTGGTTAATCCTTTAGTTGCACCTACCAATGGTTCCACTACTTTAACTATTACATATCATGTTGTTTTTAAATATATAGAGTTTTATGCTCCTCATGTAGATACTTTGTACCAGGCTCAGGGTTTATTAGAATCAGCGAAAATGTTTGGTACAAAAACCTTAGATAAAACTTTTAATACCGCTAAGCAAGTTTCGGGTGATTTCTTTGATACTGCTAGATCCTTAGTTAAATCTTATACTGGTTTACATAATCCTAATGTTCCTCAGTTAAGTTCTAAGTGCCAAGTAACAACTAGGCAGTTGCCAAATGTGGTTGATAAAGAGACTCAGTATGAAAAGTTAGATCCATTTTATGGATTTGATAGGATAACAACTCAGCCTATTTTTGATACATACAGAGATGAGATGAGTATTAGGGAGATTTTGAGAAAACCACAATTTTTAGGAACATTTTCTGTGGATACTAATATGTTAGAGGGCACCACTGTTTGGTCACGCCCCATAACGCCTCAGCAGCAATTTTTTGATATAACATATACTAATTTTAATGGAG